TACCAAAGGTTATCAATGTTTGTGACAATATCATCAGACCAGGCGCAACAACTTGTGCTAAGGCACCTGCGGCTAGCAATATAGCCAAGTTACCTGCTAATGCTAATAACGCTACACCAACAGCAACCAAATTTAGAGTCGATAACAACATAATAGGGATTGCCAACATATTTAATGCTACGGCTATACCCATTAATTGCAATACACCACTTGTAGAACCGACTTTATCAACGATAGCCATAGCAGCAACCATTGCTCCGAGAGTAGCTATAATAGCTCCTGTAGCGGCAAGAATACCTGTCCATGGTTGTGCAGCAACGCTAGATAATGCGGACCCTACAGCATAAAGTACCGGAGCAAACGCAGCGATACCACCTAGAGTTGTTACATCTGGCTGGATATGGTCGATAAGTGCGGTCATTGCAGTCAAAGCACCCAATACAAGGACGATACCGCCTAGACCTACTAACATTTGTTTCCAATCCAGTTTACCGATTTGGTCCATTGATGTTCCAATAGTAAGCAATACTGATGCAAATGAATCAAACAATACTCGAAGTTGTCCAACTTCAGCGAAGTTTTTAACAGATCCGTTAATTATCTTGGCGGTATATGCCATTGCTATGAATACAGCGGAAATACCAGCGGAAGCAGCCAGTAAGCTAGTCCATGGCTTATCTGCAACTTTCATTAGATTATCAGCAACAGACGTTAACATTGATGTTAGAATAATCATTGATAACGCTGCACCAGCATTAAATTTAACTTGTTTCATCAGTGCAGCCACACCAACTAAAGAAAATAGCATTACTTCAACAGACGCAATGCTTTTAACAAGTTGTTCTATTGAAAGTTGGGTCAGAGGCTCTATCGCTTTAGTTATCGCATAAATAGCTAAACCAAATGCTACTAGAACCATAGCGGACGCCATATTTACTTTGGCTTTCTTCATAAGATGTGATACACCGACTAGTGAAAGAAGTAAAGCTTCAACTCCGGCCATACCGAGTAAAAGCATATCCCATTCCATCGTACCTAAGTCGATAACCGATTGAGATAATAGCCAAATAGATATACCAAATGCTATCATTCCAGCCATAGCACTCTTATCAATCTTGACTTTGGTCATAATTCTGCTAGCAATGGCTAAAGATTCTAGGAGCGTTACCACAGAAGAGGTAGCGGCTAGAATACTATCCCAGCTTAATGCAGCGATTTTGATTACTGATGAAGTAAGTATACGTATTGCTATAGAGAATACTATTAGATTAGCTAAAGCGCTCTTAGTAACGTGAACTTTACTCATTACTCTAGACGCTATAGCCATAGCAGCCATAAGAGTAATTACCGATCCGACTGCAGCCAATAATTGAGGCCATTCTATCTTCGCAAGAGCTTTAACAGACCAAACAAGTATTCGAATGGATATTGCAAATGTTATAAGATTAGCAATAGCGCTCTTAGTAATATGGACTTTATCCAAATATTTAGTAACTTTAGCTAAACTGAAGATTAAAGTTCCCACAGCAGGCAATGCGTATAACAACTTCTCAGGTTCTAGTTTTGCAATAGCCTTAATAGACCAAACTAAAATACGAACAGCAAATGCGATACCAATTAATTGCATTATTTTCGCTTCGGATCCTTCTAGTTTGTCAATATACTTAAGTGCTCGAACTAGTCCATAAATAGCAGCATAAGTTCCACCAATAGCTTCCATGAGTTTATCGGTAGGAATCTCGGCCATCTTAACCATAGCGCTGGCTAAAATACGGATAGCAAATGCGATACCAATCAATTGCATTGCAGATCCTTTAGTAATTTCTGTAACACTCATTACTTTAATAAGTTTCAACAGAATTCCGAGTGCGGAACCCAAACCGAGCATGCCTTTAGATAAATCTTTCATTTCTATTTTTGAAAGTCTATCGATAGATAATGCCAAAATACCCAAAGCAATCGCAATCATCAATAATGATCCGATTTTAATACTTTGCGTAAACGAGTTAATAGTTCCTTGGAGAGAAGTAAATACACCTTTAACTTCGTCAATGATGTTTGTTCCGGACTCTTTCGCACCAGAGAACATGTCTTTGAATTTCTCAATTACCATGTCAAGAACGCTACCTTTAGCATTCTTGAATTTAAGCCATTTATCGAAAGCAAATAAACCAATAATAGCTTTGATTATACTTCCAATGTTAAATGACGTATAAGCATCCTTAAGGCCTTCATATCCGGATTTGAAACTATCAACAATAGCCGTCCAAGCTTGAGAAGTTACTTCACCTATTTTATTCAAAGCCGATGAAAGTTTCTCTCCAGCTTTTGCAAAAATATTAGCTGCTCCTGAGAATATTGCCTCAGCATTTCCAAAAGGATTAGCTAAAGTTTTTAATTTAGAGAAAACAGCACTAAAAGCAGAACCTATCTTGCTAGAAACTTTTCCAAGAACGTTGCCTATTTGCTCAAATTTATTTGATGATAGGACGAACTTTTCAATAGCTCTAACAAACGTCAACACTTTTCCGGTAACATCCGATAGAGTTGTTGCAAATGTAACAAGACCCTTACTGTCACCAAACTTAGAAAATCCTCTAAGGATATCTTTTATAATAAATATAGCAATACGACCAAGAGTCACAATTATATTAAATACATTGGCTAGAGTTTTACCAAGATGATAAAATACAACGTGAGCATTTGTGTTTGATCGCAAAGACTCCATAAATCTAGCTATAGAATCTGCGGCAGTTCTTATAGGTAATAATATACTTCCAGAAGCGTCGCCTACGGCTTTCATACCAGAAAATACAGTCTTTAGAGCCCATCCCAAAGTAACAAAAGTTTGACCTACCATTTTACCGATACTATTTAAAGTATTGAAAAATAGTTCATTCTTTTTAATACCCTCGGTTATAGACTCTAAAGCTTTAGTGAAAGTATAGAAAGTTTTAGCAGATTGTTTATAATCGCCAATTACAGATCTAAAACCTTCACGGAATTTAGTCATAGCCTTGAATACAATTTCAAAACTGTTTTTAATAGAGTTGAAAAATGCTTCTTGACCACCCATATCCTTCCATGTTTTAAGCATGGCGTTTCGATAGTTACCAAGACTACGTTCCATGCCAAGAACTTCATCCCAGTATTTACCTTGGTCGTCACTAATAAATGGGTTGACAATATCACCGATACTTGTCCACATTTCTTTGGCTTCTTCAAATCCACCTAGGAAATATTCCCAAGTTGTTGCCCATCCAGAACCGATAGCTTCTTGAACAGTGTCAACTAACTGACCGAAGGATTTAACTTTGGTTGCGGCATCAAGCATTGACTCGTCTTCGGAGAACTCACGCAAAGTTTCGAGCAAGACTTCGGATGTTAACCAACCATCTTGTAGAGACTCACGGAATGACTTAGTCATGTTACGAGCTTTACCGAGTTTCTCGGCAGTTTGCGTCAATCTATCCTGGAATAATTTACCACCCATACCGGCGTTTACCACTGAGTTCCAGTCTTGAAGACCTACACGACCAGCAGCAAGTGCTTGAGACAACTGATACATTGCTGTTGAGGCTTGTTGAGTGTTTGAACCAGATGCAGCAGCCAAGTTAGAAATACCCTTGATAGCTGTTGCTGATTTATCCAAACTTACACCAGCCGCAGTAAACGTACCAATGTTTCGTGTCATGTCTGCAAATGAATAAATGGTTTTATCTGCATAGTCATTCAAAGTTTCCAATGCCCCAGAAACTTTACGCATACGAGTTGAAGAATCTGGAATTTCCCACTCGGTATTGGTCATAATTGTTTGGATTGACCCGAGTTTATTCTTATACTCTTCCAAACCATCGCCATATCCTCTAAAGAATTGTCCAGTAAATGACATGGCTTTTTGCATCATTCCGCCCAGAACATTACCTAAAGCAATATCCATAACAGACAATGAATTCTGCACAGAAGATGCGGCGTTAGCGAATGCATTTGATAGAGGACTCGCATCGAATCCTCCAATCTTAGAATTTAACCCATCAATTGACTTAATTGAATTGGGAAAGCCTTCGTGATTATCTGCCTTTTGGAAAATACCCTTTAGACGTGATAGAATCGAAGATGTGTTAGCAGTCTTGCTATCAATATCGGTATTCATTCTATCAATAGACCGTCCTCCTCCAGACATATCAATGTCTTGAGTGCTTCGTGAGAAAATTCCTTTGAGGCGAGATAGTAGTCCTTCAGACTTTTGCGTCGATTTTGAAATTGTGTCATTCATAGTCGACATGTCTGAAGCTATGTTATTAGTAGCATCTTTACCGTTGACTTTAGCAAAAGCTTCTTTCAGTCTGTTGATCGCAGCAATCGCTTCGTCAGCATTCTTAGAAAATCCTTTGTTGTCTAAGGTGACTTTGGCTACTTTTTCGTCTACATATCCGGCCATAGGTTACCTACCTTTTCTGCATCAATTTTTTAACAGTTTCTAAAGCTTGAGTATCGATTGAATCAATAGTTTTACCTGTCGAATTCATTTGACGTTTAGCTTTTGCGAAATTATCAGCAATTGTCGAAATCTTACGTTTCGTATCTGCTATAGACTCTGGTTTTCTTCGTCCAAGAATTCCAGGTTTTTGTTGACCAATTTTCAGAATATTATCTGCATAAGAATCCGCGTTTGATTTAGAAGCCTGTTTAGCGGCTTTCTTTAAAATTGCTTCGTCCATTTGTTTTGTAAAACGCTCGGTATCTTTACGATGAGCTTCTTTTACAACATCCTTAATTTTTCCGCCAAAACCTTTTATTTTTGAGTTTTTACCAGATTTTATCTGTTCGTTAGTTTTACGGATTTTATTAAGCTGTTCTGCGGCTTTTTGCAATCTCTTTTGATCAAGATAACGAGAAACACCCTTGTATCCTTTATATCCTAGATATGTACCAAGCGCGGCACCTCCTACGATAGCTGCAGTTTTAGCAGCTTTTTCGATTTTTAATCGCTTTTCAGTTTTAGCGACAGCACTATTCATATCGTACCCTTTGGACAGGTATTTGTTCATAAGATGTTCTCGACGATTTCTATGACCCCACTTCATGCCTTTTATGCCGAAGTGTTGGATCGTGTCATTATATTTCATATGAATCACCTATTTGAAATAATCTTCAAGTATCTTCTCTATAGTTTTCTTATAAACGGAATTAATTGCTGTATCAATATATGGCCTTGGTGGAACATACCCTCCTGTTCCGGTACCGTGGCCATAGTGAATTAGCATTGCCACATTAACTCCATTATTTAAATGGTTATTGTATATCTCTAGATCGACGCCTCGAGAAGTAGGTATCAATCTATAACCCCATGATTCTGCGGTTTCTCCAGAATCTTTTGGAGTAGCATCTTTCAATGCTTTAACAATAGCTTTGCCCAAAATATCCATATTGGTTGTTCTAGGTCTTATTAAAAATTTTTCCAAATGTCCGAAATCTCCAGAAACTGATACAGCCATTAGTTACCAATCCTTTCTGCTATTTTTCTAAGTTGTTTTTCTTTATCAGCATCACTTAGTTTGGAACTAGATGCGACTTTGAGAACTTTATTAGTTAACAAATCGTTATCCCTATTATTTTTAAGGAGTCGTTTTGTTTCTTTATAAGAATTCTTCAAACTTCGTTTTTCATTTCGATAAACTCTTCTAGCAGAATCTGCTCCAGTAGCAATATCGTAGGTCTTTGCTCCTAAAACACCAGACATTCCATAATTAAGAAAATCTTTATTCCTAGTAAGTACACCTAAACCAAGAGAAACAATTCCAGAATTTCTTAGAGATCTAGAAAACCTACCCGGACGATTTTTCTTATATCGACGTTTAGCTTCTTTTAAACGTTTCTTATAATATCTTCTGTTTCTGATTCTATCTAATGTATATCGGGTTCTTACACCCCATTTCATACCTTTGACGCCGAAATGTTCAATAGTATCAGAAAAGGAGACTGCAATATAATTATTTTCCATGCATTCTACTCCTTGCGGCTGCTTCTTGTTTTCTTCGATTAGCAAGAACAGTCTTGCGGTGTTCTTCCATAACTTCAGCTTGAGACATTTTCTTAGGAGGTTCTTGTAATGATCCAACACAGTTTAGAAGCATGATTAATTTATTTAGATTTCGGTCTTCCCATTCAAAAGGAATATGGTTTAAGGCCATGTATCCATAAATTATTTCAGATGTGTAAATTTTCTTACGATGATATCCTCCTCCAGAATTTTTAGACTCTGGCAATACTGTAGCTGACGGTGTATGTTTTAGATACTTTATGATTTCTTCCATATTCTCTTGAGAAAGCGAGTCGACATCAAATTCTTCATCGCAAATAATTTTAATAAAGTCCAGTATTTCTTCTGGAGAAATATCTTTATCATTATCTATGAATCTTTTCTCATGTTTACTTTCCCACTTATCCAAATTCTTAAGAGTATATCTAAAGGTCAACTCTTTACCAGGAGAAGAAATAAATTCTTCTTTCTCATCGTCCCAATATTCAGTATCATCGAGTCGCAAAGTTAGAAATTCTTGCGCCATTTTCACACCTCAAAAAATTTAAAAATAAAAGGGATATGCAATATGCACATCCCCTTACAGCTTCTTTTTACTGAACAGCGCTAACAGCATTTTCAGCTTTGTTGATTCCACGAATATGAGCAGTAATTCCTGTAATGAATGTTTCAAGAACTTTGCGGCTTTCATCATGGAAGTCTTCAATCAAAGCATCATAGGCAAGAGATTGTTTGAATTCTTCGCGAATCTGATCGTTCTTGATAAAACGTTTGCCATCTTCAGAACGAACACCATAAGCACTAATAACAATGTCATTAAGAATGGCATATACTTTTTCGATGTCCTTGTCTTCAACAAGTTTTTCGATGTGTTTAGCCATGTCTTCTTTGCCATAGCGAGCTTGAAGATCGATCAATTCCATACGGTTTAGGTTGAAATAAAGTGTTTCGACTTGAGTTGCACCATCAAAGTCTTCGTATTGAACTTTCTGTTTTAGCATGTATGAATACCTCCTTTATTAATTAAGACAACAATTCTTTAACTTTGTCTGGAAGTGGCAAGTAAGCTTGTTCGGTTTCAGTACCGTACAAAGCGTCTTCCAACTTCTTAAGTTTTTCTGGGTCAACGTCTGTTGACACGATTGTCAAAGTTGAAACCGGCTTGTGTCCTGTGAATTTAGCAGGAGTAGATTTAACACTCCATGATGGGTTTTGTGGTTCTGGTGATTCATTCACAGTACTGTAATCACGTTCTGATGGAGCAGCTTTACATCCGTACCACAAGTGGATCTTGTATCCAAAGTTTTCGCCTTTTACGTCATTACCAAGAATCGATTTGAATGCAAATCCAAATGGTTGACGAGCTTGACCGTGAGCACGAAGACCTTTAACAGGTTCCGCCATACCGTCACAAGCATCAAATTCTTTTGGTGAGCTGAATGCTTCAATAGTACCTTCAAATTTTTCAGGTCCTGTGATAGAGAAGAATAGCATGTTATCAGCATAGTGTTCGCTAGCTTCAGCACCTGTAGGATTTTCTTTAGCAGAAGTGATACCGTTCCAAGCTACACCTTTAGGGTAGTTACCAGTTTCATCTTGTGGATAAAGAACCGCTTCAGAGACACCAGTTTCATAGAAACGTTTTCCAATTTCATCGAATACGAGTTTTGCCATTAGGCCTTACCTCCAGTTGTAATTTCTAAGATTGTATGGTTCATGTTGTCAACAATGAACTCGTGTTGATATCGACAATGGGGATTGTCCAATAATACCTCAATTATCGGAGAATCCACGCGTTTGTCAATAATTGTCAATTGATAAGTTTCATGCGAATAATATCGAGTATTGTCCGCATGTCGCTTATGAATACCATGTCGTCTATATAGAATACATGGATATGTTAGTTTGCTACTTGAGTTTGGATTATAGATGATTTTATAAGATTCCCCAAGTTTAGTTACTGCTTTCTCCAGCAAGTCCTGGATATGCATTCGCTTGCTCATTATATAATCCTCCTAAATCCAAAATAATTCGTGGAGATTTAATAGCATAACGCTCAACCTTCCACTTCTGTCCCATAAAAGTAACATATAACAAATTTGTGATGTGCTTCATTAAGAATGGATGGGCAACGATTGAAAGACGATTGGTGATTTGAACATTGTCTATTGTAGATTTGCTGTTATTTTGATTACGAAACGTAGTGTCGTTAATCAAGTCACCTTTGATAGTTTTGACAACAATCTTTGGTTCATAGACACCGGGTTCCACTTCAACATCCTCCAATCGAAAACCTGCATTACCCGAATACTTCATTCTTATCCTCCAGGAACTCCTGCACGAGCAGCTTGAGCTCCGGCAGCTTGAGATTGAACATCAGCTTGGTGAGCACGAGGAGCAACAGATGCATCTGGAGTAAAGTATACCGCAGCTTTAGCACGAACAAGGGCACCAGACAAGCGAGTTTCGATAAGGTATTTGTGTTTATTATAGTCAATATCGAAGTCTTCAAATGTATTGACTTCTCCACCTTTGTTTGTACCGATTTGGTAGTCAGCAAGGTTAACCATGATCATTTCTTGTTCTTTGATAAAGTTACTTTCAACAATATCGGCAACGCCCATCAATGATGCGAGGTATTCTTTGGTAGCAGGTTGTTGTCCACCAAATACCCAGTTACCGTTCTTATTGCGCAAGAAGCGAAGTTTAGTAAGGAACAATGGGTTGACATACAAAGTAGGAGTTCCAGAACCAAGCATCTTAGTCTTTTGCTCAGCAACGATTTCGAATACGTCCAACATAGCGTTTGGATTGTATTTCGCTTTGATTGTGTAGAAGTCTTCGTCTTTAGAAATAGGACGAATCTTGTCTTCTTTGATTTTGTCGTCAGATCCAGTTTCTCGTCCGTCAGAAACCATGATTGCTTGAGCAATTTCATCGTTGAGTTTGATGCGCATTTCTTGACGGAAGAAAGCAGCTACATCCAATTGTTGGCTGATGTCAATAAGGTCATCACGGTCAATTGATTGTTTTTTATAGATTGTTTGAGGGTCAGTTTTACGAGAAAGGAATCCAATGATTTGTTCTTTCTTTTCTTTACCCTTGATGTAACCTTTGGCACGAAGTTGTTCGTCAGTAAGGTTTGTAAGGTCAGTCATAAGAGACTTAACGAAAGCAGTTGGTACTTTTGTAACGCGGCTAAGAATATGTTCTGTAGCAGTGTTAGGTGAGTAAAGTACTTGAATACCACCTTGTAGTGCATGATCTGGGAACAACAAATCAAGGTTGTTCATTGAGTGTTTCAAAGTGTCACCGTGTTCAAATTCATTCAACACTTGACTTAGTTTGCGGCCTGAATCTTTAGCAGTAGCAAGAGCATCTTCAAGTGAGTGACGGAGTTCGTCAGTGTTGTTTGACACGTTTTGGAACGCGTTGTAGTGCATAGTGTTTCCTCCTAGGGCTGATTGTTCAATTTCTTCTTCATCTTCGCTGTTAGCAAGTTCTTCAAGAATACTATCAACTTGATTTTCAACAGCAGTATCAAAGTTTTCAGCTACTTGATTTTCAAAGTTTTCCAAAGCAGAATCAGTAGATGCTTCGACCAAGATAGCAACAGCTTCTTGTTGGTCTGGAGTTAGTGTTGACAATACATCATCAACAATATCAGTAGCTTCTCCTTCATCTGCGTGTTGGATACGGTCGAACAAGCTGATGCGTTCTTGACCTACCAATACATCTTGTGATGAGTGAATAAGTTCATTACTTTCCATAATGATTGTTTCTCCTTCTTCGGGATTTTGTGAGTGTTGTAGGACTTCGGTAATAACCGCTCCTGGATTTGCTCCAGCTACAACGAGAGATACTTCATAGATATTTCCATGAATAACGTCATTACTTGGGGTACGTTTGATACGATTAGCCCCAATAGACATGGACCAGATGTCACCATGTTGAACGAGTTCTTTAGCTTGGAGTGCAGAAGCAGTACCGTTAAAGAATCCTTGTCCATAAACTCCATCGTTTGCATTATGTAGTAACACATGACCAATAATGTTGTCTGGGTTACTATGATCGTGAGACCATACCAGAGGAACTTTTTGACCATCATTACCAGCAAAAGCACCATGTCGGATAATAACACCGTCGGTACAACGGGTGTCGTTGCGAGTTACGTAACCCGCGAAGTCATACTCGGGATGTTTGCTCATTCCATGATTTTCCTCCATTATTATTTGCCGCCATTTTGAAGATCTTCTTCGCTGTACTCAGGAGGGTAATCAGAGTAAGCTTCCTCTTCAGGGGACCCGACAGACCCAGGTATAGAAACATCTTGTCTTGCATCGGAGATGTTAGGATTGTACAATCGATCGGCCATAGGATCTTCAATAGGCCCATAACCAATAATAGCACGAAATTCGTTTGATGTAAGAATTCTGTTTCGTAATAATGAATCACCAATCGTAGCCAATTGACCTGTAGGTACAAGTTTGAAAGGATTATTATAAGTATCAATTCTATGACCCTGTGTGTAACCAGTTCTAGTGATGAATTTACGTTGAAATTCTTCTTTAATTCTGGTAACAATAGGATCAATAGTTCGAGTATAATAATTTTGCATTTGATCAGCACTAGCTGTTCCATCTAAAATAGCTTTAGTTAAACCTAGTTGTCCCAACAATTCTTCGGTTAAGTACTTAACCTCATCCATAAGATTAGAATTGATTTGTCGGTTAAGCTGAGTGATTTTTTCATCAGCACCGATATACGCAATACCCATTTTAGAGTCTTTCAACTGTCCTTCAATATCCCCAATACGAGCATTCGCTTCATTTCGTTTGAGATCATTTCGAACTGGATTGGGAAGTTGTAGGATGATATTCCATTTGTTAGAAATCAACTCCAAATCTTGCTTATCCAAAATCGAAAGTTTTTGTATCAAACGAGTCATAGTAGGATTCTCGGATCCAAGGATATTAGCTAAAGGGTTCTCGATAATAGCACACATTTTCTTTGGTACAATTATCTCTGAGAATTCTCCTTTAGCTTCATTATAAATTTTTACCCGGATTTTAGTTGGAAACCATTCCATTATTTTTCCGACACGCATTGCTTTGATATCATACGAATCAGACTCCATAGGATTAATTGTTGCCTCTAAAGGGACAGCAGCAACTACTCCTTCGTCGAATAATGAATAAACCAAATCATGGAAGAAATCTGTGCTAGATTGATCCACATTCATTTCTACTTCAAACAATCGTTGAAGAGAAGAAGTCCTTTGAACCACTTGATTTTCTTTTTCCATATCAATCTTTACATGTTGAAATTTAACCATAGATGCATCAATAGCAATACGGTTAAAAATCATGGAGGAAATTGCTGATCTAGAAAAAGTTCGAGTAGGGATTGAATTGTTTGGATTCAACGCCCTAGGTTCATTAGGAATCTGGAATACTTTTTCGGTTTCCACAAATGATGCGGAATCAGTTTTAAACATAGACCAAGCATGTTTTAGCCCATCGGTAAAAGTTCCCATAACTAAATATGCCTTTCTATCCAAATAAATCTTGGTTACGCTTATACGCAACCCAAGCATCGATTAACGCAGCAACGTTATCGATTTTCTCATCAGAACGACGTTTAGATAACTTGTAGTTACCGTTGTTGTCCTGAATTGCAACAGTATTACCCATTGCAAATTTCATCAATTCTTCGTCAAATATTAACATACGTTCCATAGCCAAATTCTTTAATTCTCCCATAGGTACAGATTCGGTTTTAGCACCCTGAATAACTTTTTCAACACCGTATTCGCCATTGTCTCGAACCCATCTCTCAACGAATTCTCTAGCATTATACGGGTCATATCCGAATGCGTAAACTGTATATTTGTGTTGGTATACGAAGTTGTATACATCCTCATATACTCGTTCCATATCAAGAATAACTCCTGGCATAACAACAAGTGTACCCTCAGAAATCAATTCATCATACTTGTTGCGCATTGCGGAAGTTAGTTTTCTTAATTTAGATTCACAAACATATGATCTAGTTTTAACACCGAATCGTCCATGACCAAGAGGAAATAGAAATGTGAACGCACAGAAGTCATCACCTTGTGATAAGTCAGCGCCCAAGGCGCATTCCAAGCCATCAAAGTTTTGAGATCTGTGTGGAATTGTCTCTTCATAAACGAAGAAGTAAGTATAACCCTCAACCGGTATTCCGAAACGTTTAGCGAGAGTATCAGAACGAGTTGCCGGTTGATTTTCGGCACGTTCTACTTCATCTCGATATGTTTCATAAGTTACAGTGGCTCCAAGATTAGGATTAGCTTTCATCCATAACTCGGGATTAGCAACTTCTCGTACATCATCCAGTCGATAATACCAAATTGATACGTGAGGGTTAAAATATCGACCTTCTAAAATATCCATAAGCTCCATCTTGATAGTATCCCCGACACCATCACGAGCAGTCCCTTCGGAAGATGTAGCGATTATGAGATAATTGTCGTTTTTACTTGCACCCTGTTGAATGGCACCGATTACGTCTTCTTTGACTTCACCAGATAGCCACTCATCGACAGATGCATACTTACAACGAAGACCTTGAAGTTTGTCTCTAGACATAGGACGAATCTCCAATAGACTATTCGTTGCAAAGTTCTCAACACCCTTCTTGGTAGATGCCAATAATTGCTTTTTGGTTAGATTTCCGGTCATTTTAGAACCTTGTGTCATATAACCAATTAGCGGACCTTTAGCCCTACTCAACGCAGTCCTGAATGGACCCATAATTTCCTCCGCCTGTTTCATTGTAGGAGCGGTAACTATTTGGTGAGTTGTAGCAGTGTCAATTAGTAGCATGTAAGCTTGCATGAATGTTGAGTATAGTGATTTTGCGGCACCACGTCCGACAATAAGATACTGTCGGTTTGTGAGTCGCTTGAATTTCTTTCGGATTTCCCACTTTCCAAGTTTTGGATTGTAGACATTATCCTCAGAAATATAGAACCACGCGAGGGCACATTCTGCCCATAATCTAAAGGACGGTAAGAGAGTTACATCTCCTCCGTCGGTAAGGGTCATTTCGTTTTCACAAAATCTAATAAACCCTTGAATCGCTTTGTCGTCATAGTAATAATCCGGAGACTCAATTAAGAAGTCAATTCGGTTCATTTCCAGAGAGACCGTGCGATTAACCGGAATTTCACCTCTCAGAACTGCTTCTTTGAACTTCATATATTCTTCCGGATAAGCTTTATTAGATAATACCATAAAAGAAAATGCCCCTAACTAAAAGCCCCAAATACCTCGAACTTTATTAATAGAATCTTTATGTTCTTCAGCGAGTTTTCTACCTTCAGACAATACTCTATTAGTGAATGGAGAATAGTCATCGGATTTTCTACGCATCAAATCATTTGTAAGTGTTTTAACACCAGAATCTACAACAGAATCCATAACAGATTTACCAAAGGCTTTAGCAAATTTGCCATGTTCTTTCTTAGGTTTACGGGTATCGGCAATTTGGTTTGCACGCCGTACTTGTTCGGCGAAATCATTCTCCATACGGAGTCGTCTTGTCGCAGCTTGTAAGTCTCGTTCTGTCATAGAATGACGTTTGTGATACTTAATGTTCCAAGCTTTACGAGCAGCTTTACTTTCTCTTCGAGCAGCTCTCGTTTTAGAATGCGGCAATTTTGATAGACCTCGTCTGAAACCCCATTTCATTCCTTTGATTCCGAAATGTTCGATTACATCGTCAGAATTGTTGGTTTCAATTGCATGGAGAAGATCTTGATCTACATCATTCATTAGATCCCTCCCTATTTTGTAAGATTATTCGATGTGCGGTCGATTGTAATGATCTTTCTAGAGAAGTTAGAATACTACCCACAGGAGGATCGAACTTCAAACGGATTGATACGAGCACATATTGCTTGACCAAACGAGCAAGATTCGGATCCTTATTAGGAATCATTGATTCCCAAGTAGCATCTTTCTTAGCTTCGAAAGTTAATTGTATATTTGTAAGTTGAGATAACTCACCTACAATTCCATCCAATTCCAATAACAATCGATCATCATATCCTGTATCTTCTTCGGAAGCGAAATCTACAGATGTCTTAATATCATTAAGAATCGTCATATAGTTCACCTACCATAATTTAGTATCTCCAGGAGATCTTTCAACATAATTCATCGATTGAACTCTACCGAATCCGTAATGAATGATATTATGTGTATTATAAGATGTTGTGATTAAAAGATCGGGATTTAGGATAATGTCTTCTCGCCATTCTAATATGTCTTCTTCAGTTAGAGGAATCATATGGTGGACTAGAGGAGGACCCTCTATTTCGACATCTTTAACACCCAAGTCGTAACCTAGATCACGAGCAATAATATAATCTCGCATATCTCTCCAAATTCTAGATTTGTAGAAAGCATTTGAAATTTCTCTAGGAGATTTGTATCCTCGATTAATGAGAGATAAGAAATTCAGTCTATCACCAAAATTATCGAAAGTCAAAAGTTTTTTATAGCTGAGATCACGTAAGTTTTCTCGGGTGTAATCATTTTGAAACATTTTATAGTTCTTCAGATGGCGCATAACCACGGATAGCCGCAATTACAGCCTCGCTGTCGCCCTTTCCTTTAACTTCGCTTTCGATTAATTCGATTTTAGAATCCGATAATTTTTTATTAGATCTCATTGCTTCGAGTTGTAGCTCACGCTCTGCAGTACCGAATCGCAATAATGCGTTTAAGGTACTTGGTGCTATTGTACCATCATCTAGCTGTTTATTTGCCAAATCGAATGCTTTAATTGTGAGCTTGTTTAGCATACCTTCCGGAGTTAATCCCGGAGATAAGATTTTTGCATCACTTCTCTTCCGTGCCATTATCAGTCACCTCGCTTGTTTGAGATTTCTGAAGACGGCGGAGTTCTTGAACGGCATGTTCAATATAGTCAGATGCTTGTTCGGGTGTAAGTTTTACACCAGTTTCTGAGGCATAAGATAATAGCTTATCCAAAGCTTCTTTTTTCTTAGAAGTATTGTTGATTAGCATATTGTCCAATGCGGTTACAATAATTAGAGCTCGCTCAGCGAGTGTGATTACTGCTTTGTTGTGAGTTGCTGCCCCGAGGTACTTAACTAGGTTCAATACTACCGGTGCAAATACGATAACTAAAGTTACCAATGTGATAATATCATCTACTGCAATTGTCATTTTTCTTTCTCCTTATTCGAAGCTCGGAGTTCCTCTACATAATCGTCAACAACACGAGAAACATAGGAGTTGTATCCCTTCTCTTTGTATTGATCGTATAGGTAAAGGATCTCACTTTCAGATAATCGACCAGAATGAATGCCTGTAATTATCTGTAATCTAAGAAAATCTCTTTCTTGATTTCTATGAAGTTCTTGAAAGCTGACGGTGAGAGCATTGATAGAGTTTTTGATGCTATCAATCTCATCGTTTTGTTTTGCTTCAAGGTTGACCCATAGCTTTTTAAAAGCTTTGATGCCAACCCCATATATAGATGCGCCGACACCAATGTAAACACCAATTTGACTAAGTACCTCAGGAGATATCAACCACATTAGTAGTGCTTTGATATGCTCTTGCATTTCATTGCTCATGGTTTATACTCCTTTGTCTATACATCGACCCCAGTTAGTGATCCCAATTTAGGACTTTTAACCACTCCGGAGAAATTTAGGAGAGGTGGGGCGATGCAAAAGGGTCGAAAAATTTTGCGACCCTCCCCCTATGGGGGTGTGAATTTATTCTTCTGATTTTTCATTTTCAGGAGTTGGTAGACGAATCGGTGTTTGTGTATCTGTACGACAAACAGTCCAAACATCTTCGATTGGACCTTCATCAATGATTAGGTTGATGGCCATAGCATGACGTTGAGCTTCTTCAACTTCATCTAACACATCATCAGTGTTACCGATGACAGCTGCTAGTAGTTCTGAAGTGAAGTAACCATTGTCTTCATCCCACTTCTTCCATGAATCGAAGTCAGAGAAAGGATTGTATGGATTGTCGTAAGTAGTTAGCATAGTGTCAACTACGGTTGTTGCTTGTAAGTAATCTTCCATAACAGTTGTCTCTCCTTTCTACTAGACTAGGTTCTGGATTGTCGAGATGCTAACGCCAAGAGCTTCAGCTACATCAGCATAGCTATGACCATTACGAATCATAGTCTTAGCTCTAGATGCATTAGAAAGACTGAGAGCCTTCTCTTCTCTAGGTGTAGCTAACTGTTTGACTCTATCTGTGTTAGCGAAGCGCAAGATGTCAGTAAGCATCTTAGTACTAACGGCACCAGACTGAATAGCTTTCCACTCATCATCCTCAATGTTGATACGAGTCTTAGCTCCATCAGCACCAGTCTGAAGACGAGCAGCAGCAATAGCTTGTTGTTTAAGCTTCTTGAGTTGGTCCTTCTGCATGTCAGGATCTCTCTTTTCAGCTATGACTTTGTTAGCTATGAGCTGTGCTTGACGTTCTCTAGGTGAGTTAGCTAAAGCAGTATTAAGCTTGTGTTGTAGAGACTCTACTTGGTCTCGGTACTTCAGTTTAGCTTCCTTGTTAACCACTAAGTTAGGAGAAGACTCAACAACCTTGTTAGCTTTGTCTCGCATCTTACCAAGGGCATTGATATAATCACCATACATGTTTTCGATGGGTGTGCCAGAACCAAGGGTCTTAGCATCCTTAACCATTTCCACAACATGATCGGTTGAAATAGTTTTTGTCTTCTTGATCTTAGGAGCAAGTCTAGGATTGGCTGCTAGCTCTTCAGGAGTTCGATCCTTATACCATGTCTCTAAAGTACGGTGCTCAGTTTTAGATCTAGAAATAAGAGTGGAGGCTCCATTTTTTATAGTGCCAGATATAACATCGTAGTGATCTTGGTACTTCTTTTTTAGAGCGGGGATATCATTTTCCCTTTCCGATCTTTTATAATCTAGATTATGTTTCTCGGCATCAATAACAACCATTGAATGTTTTACTGCACGAGCAATCTCAGATTGACTAGCACCTTTAAGAGTCATGTCAGTAATAAGGTTAGAAACTTCACCCATTG